TCTTAATTATATGCCCGTTTGTCAAATATTGGTGGAGCAAGTCGAAGCGGATGATATAATCGCACACTTAGCACAGATGAAGGAGTTTGAAAATCACCAAAAAATCATAGTCTCATCGGACAAAGACTTTCTTCAGTGCTGCGATGACAAAACTATAATTTACCAACCAATAAAAAAGAAATTTGTAACCAGAAAAACTATCATTGACGAGTACAGTATTCATCCAAATAATTTTGCCCTCGCACGTTCAATGGCAGGCGATAAATCGGATAACTTACCCGGAGTTCAGGGTATAGGCATGGGAACAATAACAAAAAAACTTCCATTCCTTGCGGAGTCAAAATCGTATACTATAGATGAATTGATTGATTTTTGCAAGGAATACCCTGGTGATAAGATGTTGCAAAAAATTGCTGAAGGGAAAGAGGTCATAACAAAGGGTTACAAGATAATGCAATTATACTCCCCTAACATCTCATTTCAAACACAACAAAAAGTTTTGTACTCTGTGGAAAATTATCCAAAGTTTTTTAGTAAAACTTCTGTATTAAAAATGATGATCGAAGATGGTATAAATGTTGTAAGTTGGAACGACTTATTCATTTTCTATAATAACCTAAGATTGAACGGAGCAAAATAAATTGAGCGAAATCAAAGACTTTTCCAAATTTAGTTCATCCTTCCAGGAAAAATTAGCTTCCATTATGTTCCGTGAGAGATCATTTTGTGATCAAATTTCGGAGGTTATGGATATTAATTACTTTGAATCAAAGCATCTTCAAGTTTTTATTAAACTGATGCTGGATTACAAAACAAAATATTCTACTCATCCTGGCAAAACAATTATGGAGAATGAAGTAAGAGACAAGATTTCTGAAGAATCAGAGGTCACACAAAGCAGAATTAGAAACTTTTTCGCACGAGTTCTGTCGGATGACAAAGAAGATGAAGACGAATACATCAAAGACGAAGCATTAACTTTCTGCCGACGACAAAAGATTAAAGAGGGTTTTGTCAAGGCCGCTCAAAAATTAAAAAGTGAAACCGAACTGGAAACAGTTAAAGATATTTTAGATGAGGCTTTTAAATTAGGCAGCATTAACTCGTCCGGTTATGATTACATGAAAGATTTTGAAAAAAGATTTGAAAGAAAATCTAGAAATCCAGTCTCCACGGGATGGTCTGAAGTAGATCGGATCACCTCCGGTGGACTCGGATCTGGTGAACTGGGTGTGGTTGTGGCACCTACAGGCGCTGGCAAATCAATGGCGCTGGTTCATCTTGGTGCCAAAGCACTTCTAAATGGTTTGAATGTAGTGTATTATACTCTCGAACTTGGTGATACTGTGGTCGCGCACAGGTTCGATTCTGTCATTACTGGTTACGCACTAAAATCTCTTTTTGAATTAAAAGATGATGTTTATGAAAAATTAACTTCCACTTCCCTCGGTAACTTAATAATTAAAGAATACCCCACAAAGACTGCTACAGTCCAAACGATCAGAAATCATTTGGAGTCTTTGAGATCACGCGAAGATTTTGGAGTGGACTTGGTTCTTGTAGATTATGGCGATTTACTTAAACCAGCTTCACAACTGAAAGAAAAGAGAAACGAGTTGGAAGAAATTTATGAGACACTTCGAGGTACTGCGATGATGTACGGTTGCCCTGTCTGGACTGCATCGCAAACAAATCGCAGCGCGTTGAACGCAGAAGTGATTACCATGGAGTCTATAAGTGAAGCATTTAACAAGTGTTTTCCAGCAGACTTTATAGTCTCTATTTCCAGAACTCCGGAAGATAAACAAAACAACACAGGTTTGATGTTTGTTGCTAAAAATCGCAACGGACCCGATGGTTTTGTGTTGCCTATGATCATCGACACAACAAAAGTTTACATGGAAGTCCAAAAAAATAATGGTGAAACAATTGCGTCGGTTGAGGAAAAATCAGATAGACAAAAACAAAAAGAACTCGCGAATAAGTGGAATCATATAAAAGATAAAATATAAAGGAGAGTGTTAGATATGAGTGAAGAAACAGATGCAGCAAAAGCAACAACAATTTTGAGCGATATTACGGTATTTATGAAATATGCCAAGTATAACAATAACTTGGGAAGAAGAGAAACTTGGGATGAAATTGTAACTCGTAATAAAGAGATGCACCAAAAGAAGTACCCGGAGCTCAAGTTAGAAATCGAAAGGGTATATAAACTTGTTTACGACAAGAAAATTTTACCTTCAATGAGGTCTTTGCAGTTTGGAGGTAAACCAATAGAGATATCTCCCAATAGAGTTTATAATTGTGCTTTTATACCAATCGATGATTGGCGTGCATTTGGTGAGACGCTGTTCCTGCTTCTTGGCGGGACGGGTGTCGGTTACTCAGTTCAAAAACATCACGTAGAAAAACTTCCCGAAGTTAGAAAACCTCGCAAGGATAGAACGAAAAGATTTTTAGTTGCTGATTCGATAGAAGGTTGGGCAGATGCAGTCAAGTATCTTATGAAATCTTATTTTAATGGCACCGCAGAACTTAATTTTGATTTTTCTGATATTCGCCCCAAGGGAGCGAAGTTGGTTACATCTGGCGGTAAAGCACCCGGTCCTGAGCCGCTTAAAATTTGTATCCGTCAAATTAAATCAATTATGAACGAGAAGGAAGATGGTGAACAACTTAGTCCAATTGAGGTACACGATATTATCTGCCATATCGCTGACGCGGTTCTTGCTGGCGGTATTCGTCGTGCTGCTCTTATATCTTTATTTTCTGCTGACGATGAAGAGATGATTTCTTGCAAGTTTGGCAATTGGTGGGAAACAAATCCACAAAGGGGAAGATCTAATAATAGTGCTGTTCTTCTTCGCCATCAGGTTAAAAAGTCTTTTTTCATGGACCTGTGGAAAAAGATTCAACTATCAAACAGCGGAGAACCAGGCATTTACCTCTCTAACGATAAGGACTGGGGAACAAACCCGTGTTGTGAAATTGGTTTAAGACCATTTCAGTTCTGTAATCTATGTGAAGTAAATGTATCCAACATCGAGAGTCAAGAAGATTTGGAAGAGCGAACAGCAGCAGCTGCCTTCATCGGCACTCTTCAAGCAGGTTACACCGATTTTCATTACCTTCGCTCCGTTTGGCGACGAACGACTGAAAAGGATGCTCTCCTGGGTGTGGGACTAACAGGTATTGGTTCCGGAAAGGCACAACAATATGACTTGACCGCCGCAGCTAACGCAGCAATTGAAGAGAATAAAAGAATTGCATCCTTGCTTGGTATAAAACCTGCTGCCCGTGTTACTACAATTAAACCTGCTGGAACTTCTTCCTTGACATTGGGTTGTAGTTCTGGTATACATGCATGGCACAATGATTATTACGTTCGTCGTATCCGTGTCGGAAAGAATGAGGCAATTTACGATTATCTTGCCAAGTGGCACCCCGCCCTCGTAGAAGATGAGTATTTCCGTCCACACGACACTGCTGTTATCAGCGTGCCTCAGAAAGCACCGGAAGGTGCTATCTTGAGACATGAGAGTGCTTTGGATCTCCTGGAGAGAGTAAAGTGGTTCAACCAAAACTGGATTCAACCAGGTCACAAGAAAGGACAAAATACTCACAACATTTCTGCCACGGTTTCCGTCAAGGAAGACGAGTGGGAAAAAGTAGGTGATTGGATGTGGAAAAATAGAGAACATTTTAATGGACTATCTATTCTTCCGTATGACGGAGGAACCTATGTCCAGGCACCTTTTGAAGATTGTGATAAAAATGTTTATGAAACTATGTTAAAATCGTTATCAGATATCGATCTACGCTTTGTGGTTGAAGATGATGATAACACTAACCTATCGGGTGAACTGGCATGTGCCGGCGGTGCCTGTGAAGTAAAATAGGAGTATGTATGGGAAACGTATACAAGGTTGTAAGACCAAGAAATGAAGAAGAGATAAAGAAAGACGAGTTGGAGAAAGAGGAGCATATTCTTAACTATATTCGTTCAATTGATTCTATCGATAAGCAACTCGAACCGTTCAAGGAGCAAAAGAGAGACTTGAAAACAAATTATGTAGAAAATGGTTGGCTTTCTAAAGAGGAAGTAAAACTCGCTATGAAAGCGTACCGCATGATTAAATCCGAGACTGACTGGAGTCAATTATCTGATCTCTACGCTGTTGTTAAGAGAGGTGTTCGATGAAAATAACCCCAAAGAATAGGCATTTGTTGGTCGAGTTGATAGAAGATGAGCAGGAATCTAAACCTGCTGTTCTTCTACCAGAAGACTATAAACCTATGAAAGAGTTTACGACTGCCAGGATACTCGCTGTGCATCACTCTGTCGCCGACGATTTTTCCGAAGGCAACCTGGTAGTTGCAGAGTCACAAATGTTCAGAAAACTTACTATTGAAGATGAAGAGTACTATTTATTACAAGCAAATTATGCTCTTTGTGAGGTAACGAAATGACAGACAAACTCGTAAAAGACTGGAAAAACTTTGTAAGTGAATCAGGGTTCTCCAGGACTCGTCAGGCGATGGCAGGACTTGCTCCTCGTATTTCCACCATCGCTTTTCTGACTGCTGAGAATCCAGACGGCAAACCTGCCTCTCGTGAATTCAACAAAAAAGCCAACAAAGATTTGGAACAAACTCTCCGCAACATGAACCTCGGTTTTCGTAAGGTACAAGGTAAGTTCGGCTCGGAGGAAAACTCTTATATGGTAAACAATATTTCCAAAGAAGAGGCAATAGAACTCGGACAGAAGTACGGTCAAGAGGCAGTCATCCATGGAGAGAAGCAGAAAGACGACGACGGTGTTTATTTTCGTTTCGATTACGTCGAAAGAGGAAATACTATTAACAGCAGAAACGTTTCAGTTGGCGGTGACACAGCACAACGACGAGATGACTTCTATTCATCCGTGAAGGGTAAGAAATTCTTTATTCCCTTCTTTGACGAGGAGTATGAAGATACAAAAACCGCTTATCAAATGAAAGAGGCGGAACTTGAAGAAAGAGAATTGAAGTATCTCGAAGAGTATGAGAGACGACTGGCATTAACTTTGGAGCAAGACAGAACAGCGAAATCTAAGTGGCAGCACAGAGGAGTCATGAAGATGATCGACACTGCTCTTTCGGAAAGAAAACTGACTAAAGAGAATTACAGCAAGTTATCTATCAACACTAAGTGGGTAATATCTAATCTCTTAGGAAACAAGTAATATTAGAAAGAAAGAAATCTTTGATCCTGGACCTGGCAACCCTAAACAGACATTTAAACTATTGGCATTCTTTGTGCCAATGCTATTGCTGTTTGTGCTCGCCCTGTTTTCCTCGAAAGCCTCAAACTTGATTTACGATCTACTCGCCTCTGTGTTTGTGGCATTGAAATTCTTCATCTGGGGTCTTTCAGAGATATTCTTTAGTTACAGGATTTAATTATGAACGGTGAAAAAAGACCTTGGGGAGAATACGAAATTTTACTTGATAGTGATTACTGTAAGGTAAAGAGAATTACAGTCAACCCCAAACAAAGACTTTCATATCAATACCACCATAAGAGAGACGAGAATTGGACAGTAGTTGTAGGTGAAGCAATGGTTACTTTGGATGGTGAATTGAATATTGTTCGACCGGGGCAAAGCATCTCGATTAAGCGAGGTCAGAAGCACAGAGTTGAGAATAGTCAAGATGATCATGATCTTGTCTTTATCGAAGTCCAAACTGGAGATTACTTCGGCGAGGACGACATCGTTCGACTTTCCGACGACTACGGAAGAAAAAGTTAAAAAAATATTTAACACCGATCTTGTTGTGTACTATAATGGGATCATTCATTAGGAAATTAATGAAAATTATAATTAAGATATTCTTCTTAATTAATTCGTACGAAGTATGCCACGGCAGTTTTGACG